GTGAAGAACAACGGCTGAAGAGAGAAGTTGACGAGTGGCGTTCAGTTTCTAATGCACTCATTCAGTTTTCGAAGATTGCAAAAGTAGTGATTTCAGATTATTATTTGGAGCGTGTTCAGGAAGCCATGAAAGCAGGTTCCGATTTGCAATCAAAACTTTTTCCTCATCGATATACTGCCATGCGTAACATAGTGGTTATGACGTTTGTGCGTCTCCAGAAGATTCAGTACCACATTAACGCGTACAAGACTTCAGGAGTCAAGCGTCCAGAGCCATTTTGTATCCACATAGCTGGTCCGTCTGGAATTGGTAAAACTCTTATTGCAGATCGTCTGGTCAAGGAGACCTGTGATGCAGTGAGCGTTTACACTCGCAACGGTAGTGAAGAACACTGGAATGGTTATGCTTGCCAAGATGCTGCTCTCCTCGATGAGTGGCTGGTAGGATCTCAAGATAAAGCTGAGCGTGAAGCTGGTGAATTTTTGACCCTTGTCAGTTCGTCTAGTGCTACCTTAAATATGGCCACTTTGGATGATCCATTCGTTGGCATTAAGGGCACAAAGTTTGAGTCTCGGGTGCTTGTTACACTCAATAATACCCTTCACAATCGTGTCGCTGGTTTTGATACAACAGCTCTCCAACGCCGTCGCGATGTCGTGCTTCAGGTTGCTTTCCGTGAAGACTACATGAAGTACGTCAAGGAAGACAAGCTAGATTTTTCTTCCATTCCACCCGAAGATGTTCGCAACAAGAGATGGTTTAAATGCCGCATTGTGCGTTCTATTTTCTCCGCTGATTTTGAGGCTACAGCCACACAGTGGTGTTCATACCAAGTGGCTGTGCGTAGTATTCGCGAGAGATATCTTCGAAAGAAGGCTCTGCAAGATGTTATGCGAGAGTCTGATTTGGAGATTGGTGATGATGGCAAAAGCGCTGACGAACTGATCAACGAGGAGCTGCGGAAAACTTGTTCAATGCCTGACAAACCTCTTGGTGTGCTAGAATCTATTGGACAAATCCTCGGTTTTGTCGCCGAAGCGCCAAGACGACACAATCACCACTGTGTCTGCGGAGCACCTGCTGTTCGTCATAACGTGGGTGATAACTTCCGTTGTGGCGCTTGTGGAGGTATTTCTTCTTGTGTTGAAGCTCCAAATGAAACTGATGCTGATCGTGTCAACGTCCCAACTGTAATTGGAGACTGCGGCTCCGGAGCTCATTTTCATGCCTGTCCTATGCGCAACTGTACTTACAAGAGCGGATGCCATGGGACCAATGATGGCTATTTTGAGTGCAACGTTCACGGTAAGGTGAAAGCCGATACTGGAACGTTCAGTCACCAAGCAGCTGTTGGTGTTGTAGTACCCCCGGAAATGTATGAAGACTACGATGAATGGTGTCGTGCGGTTTTTATGACAGTTTACGATTCCATTGGTAGCGCTTGGGACATGAATATCGGCGAA